GCAAACACTATCGACATTGCAGATAGTGACTCACAGGAAACGTTGGCTAACTTTCTAGCTTGGATCGCAAACTACAACGAGTACATCTTAGGTGCTTGGGATGAGAACAAGCACAAGAATGATGACGTTGACGAAGAGCTTGTAGACTCTTTCGTTGACATCGACGCTGACGAGTTCGTGTAATGAACCATCCTGCTGAACTGTCTATTCATTCTTACTTAGTCAATGCAACTAAGGGTGAGTCCTCTATGTCTGAGGATACCATCCAACAAGTAGGTGCAGAGGTTATGGAAGCTATGCGTAAACAGTTTGGTGGGGGCAATAGGCGTGACAAGTTTCGCTTACGTATGTCTAACATAGGTAGGCCAACTTGTCAGCTTTGGTTTGAGAAGAACAAGCCAGAGACTGCGTTGCCCAAGCCAACCACATTTGTAATGAACATGTTGCTAGGAGACATAGTTGAGGCTGCTTTCAAGGGCATCCTAAAGGAAGCAGGTGTATCATATCGTGATGCAGAACATGTAACACTTGAGCTAGACAAAACAAAAGTAAACGGCACATATGATTTGATTATAGACGGTGCCGTAGACGATGTTAAGTCTGCCTCAGATTGGAGTTACAGAAACAAGTTTGAATCCTTTGATACACTAAAGGGTAGTGATCCATTTGGATATGTAGGTCAGTTAGCTGGCTACGCAAAGGCTTCTGGCAGTAAGGCTGGTGGCTGGTGGGTAGTAAATAAAGCTAATGGAAATATTAAATATGTTCCTGCTGATACTATTGACATGGAAGAAGAAATCACTACATTAAATAAGACAGTGGATACTGTCGAGAGTAATGAGTTTAAACGTTGCTTCAGCCCTGTACCTGAAACATTCAGGGGGAAGGCAACGGGTAATACTATTCTCAATGATAGCTGTAAGTTCTGTGACTACAGATTCAGTTGCTTTGAAAGCTTGAAGGAAACTGAATCACGAGTATCACAAGCTAAGAATAAACCTACAGTTGCGTACATAGATTAAAGGAGAAATATATGTTAGGTGATGATGAAATAAAAGAAATGCAGGATCAGATTACCGCTATGGAAAAGGATCTTGCGGAGCGTAAGAAGGAGTTACACGAAGCTAGGTATGCAGGATTACGTTCAGCTATGGAAGCACGTAAGGCTGCAGAAGATGCGGTGCGACAGGAGCTACGATCACTAGGTGTATCTACTGTAAGTAGTTTGCCTAGTCCTTGGAATGGATTGTGGCGTATCTAAATGCGGGGTAAGCAATACTCTGCTGCCCTTAAACATGGGTATAGGAGTGGTCTTGAGGTAAGAAACAAAGACTATCTTAATGAACTTGGACATCCCTTCAAGTATGAAGCCATTAAGATAGAATGGGAAGACCTCATGTACCGCACCTATACTCCTGACTTTATTTTAAAGAATGGTATTATAATAGAAACTAAGGGCAGGTTTACAGCAGACGATAGGCGCAAACATTTAATGATACAGAAGCAACATCCCAAGTTGGATATACGTTTTGTATTCACAAGTAGTAGAGCTAAACTAAGTAAGGGTGCTAAGACTACATACGGACAGTGGTGCGAGAAGAATAAATTCATGTACCATGATCGCATTATTCCAGAGGAATGGCTGCACGAAAAGGGTAAGGACAAACATCCACCCATGATACAGTTCCCTCTAAAGAAAATAAAAAGGAGTTAGAATGAGTAGTGAAAAAATATTTATGGACTTTGATAAGAACGATTACATCATACGACTAAGCCCCTTCTTAAATAAAAAGGGTGAATGGACAGGGGAAATTATGGTAGGCACTTGCACTACTGATGACAATGTGCTATCAGACTTTGACCATGCACAACTTATGAAGCTGTCTTACATGATGTGTGCCTCACTACCCGTAATGGAAGAAGACTCAGCAGTTCGCAGGCTACTAGAGAACGAAGTAGATAAAACTATTGATGAGGAAATAGAAGAGGAAGAAGAAGTAAGGCCAGCCATTGAAGTTGCAGGGGTATCAGATAATGTAATATCTGTATTATTTAATAGTAAAGGAGACAAAGATGGTTGACGTAGTAAACAAGCCACCACATTACAATACATCTAACATAGAATGCATCGATGCTATGGCAGCTATGGTAGAGGACGCTGATGTAACAGCACACGAAGCATACTGTTGGCAGAACAGCTTCAAGTATCTGTGGCGTTGGAACTACAAGAATGGAATAGAGGATCTACAAAAAGCTAAGTGGTATATAGAGCGTTTGATTGAGGAAGTGGACAGTAGGAAATGATAATCAAAACATTTCTTACACTCGAACTTGATGAGGATGACTACCCTGTACCATCTGATGGGAATATTGAAGAAGAAATTAGGGCATTGATTCTTGAATACATATATGATATTGATGGACTAGACGTAAAACATTTGAAACTATTTATGGAGTAATAATAATATGAACAACTATTTACCAACCGACTACCAATCGTTCATCCACAAATCTCGCTACGCTAGATGGATACAGGAAGCGGGTAGACGTGAGACATGGAACGAGACTGTGGGCAGATACATCGACAACGTAGTGAGACGGGTATTGCCTGACAGCTTACATCATCTTGCATTAGAGTGCGAGCAAGCTATCTTAGGCTTAGAGGTTGCACCCTCCATGCGAGCTATGATGACTGCAGGTCCAGCCCTAGACAGAGACAACACTGCTGGCTACAACTGTAGCTACCTACCCGTAGATGACCCTAAGTCCTTCGATGAGGCTATGTACATCTTGCTCTGTGGCACTGGCGTTGGGTTCAGTGTCGAGCGTCAGTATGTTACTAAACTCCCTGAGATCCCTGAGTTGTTCTACAGTGAGACTACTGTCGTTGTCAAAGACAGTAAGGAAGGATGGGCTAAAGCGTTCCGTCAAGTTCTTGCTCTCCTCTGGGCTGGTGAGATCCCTAAGTGGGATGTCTCTCGTGTTCGTCCTGCTGGTGCTAGACTGAAGGTGTTTGGTGGCAGGGCTAGTGGCCCAGCACCTTTGATTGATCTGTTTAACTTCGCTATCACAACGTTCAAGAATGCACAAGGCCGTAAGCTTACCAGCATTGAGTGCCATGATTTGATGTGCTTCATTGGTCAGGTTGTCGTGGTTGGTGGTGTTCGCCGTAGTGCTATGATCTCTCTGTCTAACCTGTCTGATGATCGTATGCGTCATGCTAAGTCAGGTCAGTGGTGGGAGACTGCAGCTTGGCGAGCACTGGCTAATAACTCAGTTAGTTATACAGAAAAGCCAGACATGGAAACATTCATGCGTGAGTGGCAGGCACTAGTAGAAAGTAAATCAGGAGAGCGTGGTGTATTCAACAGGCAAGCTAGTAAGGAGCAAGCGAAGAAGTATGGCAGACGTAACCCTGACTACGAGTTTGGAACTAATCCCTGCTCAGAAATCATACTACGTCCGTATCAGTTTTGCAACCTTACTGAAGTTGTTGTCAGAGCGACAGATACACTCGCAGATTTGGAACGAAAGGTAAGAGTAGCAACTGCGTTAGGTACAATACAATCCTCTTTAACTAACTTCCCTTACCTACGTAAGGTCTGGAAGAACAATACAGAGGAAGAGCGTTTGCTTGGGGTATCACTAACAGGTATCATGGATAACCCTATTACTACATCAGAAAACCAAGGATTGGAGAAGACCCTTGCACATCTTCGTGGAGTTGCTGTCAATACTAACGCTGAACTTGCTGACACTCTTGATATACCTCATAGCACTGCAATCACTTGCGTCAAACCGTCGGGCACAGTCTCACAACTGGTGGATTCAGCCTCTGGGATACATGCTCGCCATAGTGCCTATTATATCCGTACTGTTCGTGGTGATAACAAAGATCCATTGACACAGTTTATGAAGGATCAAGGCATCCCTAATGAGCCATGTGTTATGAAGGGAGACACGACTACTGTGTTTAGTTTCCCCGTCAAGTCACCTAGTAAGTCAATCACTCGTAATGACATGACAGCCATTGAGCAGTTACAGACTTGGCTATTGTACCAACGGCATTGGTGCGAACATAAACCAAGCGTTACGATCTCAGTTCGTGATAATGAGTGGATGGAAGTGGGTGCGTTTGTGTACAAACACTTTGATGAGATGTCAGGTGTGTCTTTCTTGCCACACTCAGATCATACTTATCAACAGGCACCCTACCAAGACGTAGACAAGGACACGTACAATGTGCTACTAAAGTCTATGCCTAAGAAGATTGATTGGGCTGGGCTGTCTGAGTACGAGAAAGACGATAACACCGCTGCAATGCAAACTATGGCTTGTACTGGTGATGCATGTGAAATAGTAGACTTAACATAAGGAGATATAATATGTTTGAAGTAATGACATTCTTAGCGGGAGCAGTGATAGTAGCTGATCTAGTTATTCCAATGACAGTAGAATTTGTTACTGGATTTATGTAACTAATGTACACTGTAATTTCACGTAACCAATGTGTATTTTGTGACAAGGCTAAGGCTTTGCTAAACACAAACCACATTGGCTATGTGGAATACAACATACAATCGCCAAGTAGTAAGTGGCTATTGCATTTATTTAAAGAAGCAAATATAAAAACTGTGCCCCAGATATTCGATAACAATGGAAAACATATTGGCGGGTACACAGAACTCAAGGAGTATTTAAAATGATTATTGAAGTACCAGTTACAGAAGAAATGATTATTGAAGCAACAAAAAAAGCCAGAGAGATGGGCCAACTAAAAGGTTCAATGATGAACGGTGGCCGTAATCTTGCTGGCTTTCTAGGAGAACTGGCAGTGCATTCTCTGTTGGGTGGTGAGATTCATAACACATATGATTATGACATCCTTCTCAATGGTAAGAAGATAGACGTAAAGGCTAAGAGTACAAACTACAAACCTAAACCTGAGTACGAAGCTACTATATTTAAATACTCTGAAAAACAAGGCTGCGATTACTTTGTGTTTACAAACGTAAAGAACGACTTGTCTAAGGTGTGGGTATGTGGTACGTATGAACGTGACGGGTTTGTAAAAGATGGTATACTAAAACGTAAGGGCGATAAGTTCTATGCTGGTACTAGAGAAATCGAATACCGTAGAGATAACTATCAAATGAAGATAAGTGATCTTAAGCCTATAGATGTATTAAAAGAAACAGCATAAGGAGAGTATGATGGGCAACAATAAAAACATGAGAAAGCAACGTGGCTTAGGTAAACACGATGCACCATTGCGTGTCCAATATAATCAGGGGTCACAAGACTTCAGAGCAGGGCGTGTCACTAA